AAGAAATTTTCTTTAGATGACCTTCTTGGACCTCGTGTCCCTTCTTCTGCTGCAAATCACACCTATTCACGGTCAGGTTTTGGGTCTTATCCAGAGTTTTACTCTGTAAAAGAAGAATGTGAACAAGAAGTTTTTGAGGCAGCAAGTCTAATGCAACAAATGAGTCTCGATCGTAATGAGACTTGTAGTTTAGATGAAGCTTTGGCGGTGTTAGGATTCTGCTCTGGAAAGGAGTTGACCCCCTTCGAACTTAAGGAGGGTGTGTTCTCTAAGTACAGATCCGATCAATTTGGAGACGAAATGCGGAAAGATCAAGAAGAATATAAGGACCATTGTAAAAATGGTCTTTATTTGGAACTTGATCCTAGGAACATTCGTCAACGACATGAACAGATCAATGAAATTATGTTTGAGGAAGCACTTAAGGAACCACCCCGTACAAGGGTAGTGGCGTTACCAGAGTCTTTAAAGGTACGTTGTATTACAGCGGGTCCTGCCAAGACTTATTATATGTTGCAACCGATGCAGAAGTTTCTTTGGAATACCTTGAAAGATCATCCAACATTCCGATTAATTGGGGAACCATTAACTGAGGAAATTATCCGAAGTTTATTTTCTGATTATGACGAGACAAAGAGATTCCTTTCGGGAGACTATAAAAAGTCGACTGATAATCTTCTCTCTTATTTCTCTGAGATTGCACTCGATGAATTATTTCGTACAGTTGATTTCGATGGAATGACGGATTACTATAAGACTGGGTTGCGAAGTTTGATGTAAAAAGCGTTAACGCGACATCATATTGAACATCCAGTTACTGGTGAGTTTTTTGAACAAAAACATGGCCAGTTAATGGGATCTGTTATTTCTTTCCCTTTCCTTTGCTTGTTGAATGCTGCGGTTTGCAGGATGGCTCTCGAATTGGATATGGGAAGTTTTGGACACAAATTGAGAAAGTTACCGTTTCTTGTGAACGGCGATGATTGTATCTTGATGGGTTCAATTAATCTGATGAAGCTGTGGGAGACTATTATACAGTGTGTAGGTCTTTCTTCTTCTATAGGGAAAACTTATTTTTCGAAGAGAATTATAGTGATGAATAGTATGTTGTTTATCGACTATGAGAAGAATGGGAGTTGGGAAAAGATACCTCACGTTAATATGGGGTTAATGCACCTACAGAATAAATCTGGTCCTTGTGCAGAACTTGATTCTCAGCTTTCAGGAGTTCACGAGAAATTGTTGGAATTCAGCGGTCCGTTACTTCGAAGACGGGTTCACGATGAATTTGTAAGAACTCATTATGAGCGGATAGCTCTTGCTAATGTCCCCCCCTTCATGCCTTTATGGGCTGGAGGACTCGGGTTGTATAAACCTGACATGAGCGAAAGGGAGAAATCTAATCCTAATGGTGCGATTTATAACGATTTACGAGCCTTAAGTACAAGAATTTCAAAAAACGAAAAATTCTCTTCACCTCCAAAGGGTACAGAATGGTTGCATCATATGCTAGCCATGAAGACTTTGAGGGACAGTGGAATGGAGCCGATTGTGGCCGAATGTTTCTATGATGAAATACAAGGTTACGGTATACTCGATCAACCGAAGAAGGTCGGGGAAGCTTATTCTTATCTGATTTATTCAGCACTGTTAAACGATTTCGATTGCATACGCAATAAAATAAACCCAAAAAAATATTTGGCTTTCGAAAAAGTTTGGTGGATCAAACAGAGGAATTCTTGGAATGCTGCTTTACGAGGTGGGTTTGGATCTTTGAAAGACTACGAGTCTCTCTTCATAAGACCAAATAAGCCAAATTTTGCGGTTGTCTTAAAGTAAACAACTAACAGCGCCCTTCGGGAAGAGGGGAGATTGCATGACCAACGAAGCTTGGGGGGGAATATTGTAATAGACATTTGAGGGATTGGAACACCTTAAATCATTCGTGAAACATTTCCTAATGCAGTAATGCGGAAACTGAGTCAATGAAAGGGAACCTTTCTTACTATCAGCTGGTAGTAGGTTAGAATTCTAACGAACAGCAAACGCAAGGATTACTGTACCAACTCAAGTGGGACTGGTTTGAATGGTCTCCACCTGTTGTAAGACGCTATGGATGAAAGTAATAATCGAAACTTGAAGGTATCAGTGGTCCAGACGGATCGTTGCTGCCAATACCTCTTGGTATATAAAGCCATTATTCACTTTCGGAGTGCGCCCCAGTATGCTCTGGGTTACCAAAAGCATGCTCAACGTTCAATGCTCAACTATGCACTACAGGCAATCATGGATAGCCTGCAGCATTAATAGAATCATCAAACCAACGCCTCCTAGGAGGGTTAGATTTGATGTTGATATTAATTCTGCTGTCTTGATGTTATTGTTTGTATTTAGAGTAGGAAAAGCACTGTTAATTCCTTAGTCGGACCCTTATAACTGGTCTTTGGGATACCGTACGGTTTTTGGAATGGCCGCACGATATGACAGAGATGCGTTATAAGCTTAAGAAGTAAGGAACTAAATCATTTTAACCTATTCTATAGCAAC